ACAAAAAGTCAAAGAGCAAGCAGAAGCACAATTGCCCAAGCAAGAAGCTGCCCCTCAAGAAGCTGCCCCACAGTAAGTAAACAAAAAAGAAGCCCTCAAGTTTAACCGCTTGGGGGCTTTTTCTTTTTGGAACATAATTTATTAGTAATGTGCATTTTAATTCCTGTAACCAGAAAACTTGCGTTGTACTTGAATATCAACCATGTTATAATATTAACAGCTCATAAACTTTAAAAGGATAAATTATGATAAAACATTACTGGGTTTATAAATACAATGACACTCCTAACAGCGATAGCGTAGAGTATAATGATGAAGCTACCATGGTTGAAAATAATTTAGAAACCATGAGGCGCGCCATAGAAGGTATAGATGAGGTAATCAATGATAAAGACAATGTGCCTGAATGGGTACAAGAAAAAATTGCTGTAACTAAATCAATGTTAACTAGTGTTTGGAACTACCTGCAATCAAAACAAAATGGCAAAAAACAAATATATTAATTTTCTGCTTTAGTGGGTTTGTACTGGTGGAACATAATTTCTTAGTAACTTGCATTTCTACTCCAGTAGCCGTAAAACTTGGGTTGTGCTAGAGTATCAAACAGTGTATAATTATCACAGTTGCCAAGGTTTTGGTAACTGCGCGTGATACGCATTATCATTTCTGCTTTAAAGGAATTATATGGCAGATGAGAATGGCGTACCAAGTACAGATGCAGTAAATGGTACTGCAGCGTATAATATGAGTGCGCTTCAAAATAAAATTGATCAAGCTAATAACTACTATTCAAAAGTTATGAGTGAGATTACAAAACTAAAGGATAAAAACATGGCAGAAATTATGACTCCAGGTATGATTATGGGACAAGGCGGCGGTGATGGTGGAATGTTTGGCGGCGGTGGATTAATCGGTGGATTGATCTTGGGCAGTTTGCTGCGTAACAATGGAAATTTATTAGGCGGTGACGGTGCAGGTGCTGGTGCAGCAGGCGCAATGTTGCGTAGTCCTCCGGAACAAGTTACAGCAAATATGAGCTTAATGCAAGCTATTGGTGCTGTAGATAAATCAGTTGCAGTTAATTCAGCAGCATTTGAAGCTTCACAAGCTACTCAAAGCTTAGGTTTAACAAATCAGTTTAACAATACTACTGCTGCTTTGTCAACACAGTTAATGACGCTTCAAAGAGAAGTAATGGAAAACCGTTATGAATTGTCTAAAGACATTACAGCAGATGGTGCTTTAACTCGTGCTTTAATTGTATCACAATACGAAGCTACATTAAATCGTCAATTGGGCGATGCAAATGCTCAAATTATTGCTTTACAAAATCGTTCAGCTTTAGATTCAGCTACTAGTGGTATTACTCTTACAAATACCAACAACATCAATCAGATGCAACAACAATCACAGCAACAACAACAATACGCACATTTGGCAAACTTGATCTATGGGTTAGGTCAAAACATTACAAATGGTGCAATTAACGTTGGAAGTGGTACACTTACTGCTAACCCAGTTAACACAAATACTAGCATCCGTTAATATTTAATGTGTTTAATAAGCCCCGCAGCCACAAGTTGTGGGGCTTTTTTTATAAGGAATAAATATGGATCAACGACAAAGACAAAGACAAAGTATGCCTTTTGGTTGGCCTATGGCTCCATTTATACCTGCCATAATGCCTGCTCCTATAGTGCCTTTTTGTCCTCCTGTGTTAGATGATTGTGATTTAGTTATTAATAGTAACATTATAGGACCTCCTGGACCCCCTGGACCTCCTGGACCCCCTGGACCCCAAGGTGTACCAGGACCACAAGGCCCTGCAGGCAGTTTAGCAGATGTTCCTGTTACATTAATAGACGAAGCAACATACAGTCCAGATTTAACAGAATATTTTTTAGGTGTTATTTATGATGGAACGGTTACGATTACTTTACCTGCGGGTACAGTGGGCAAAGTTTATGTTATCAAAGACAGTGTCGGGGATGCTAACACGAATCCGATTACTGTGGTAACTACTGGTAGTAGTATTGATGGTCAACCAAATTACATATTAAACATAGATTGGGCAAGTATTGCACTAATATATAATGGTATAGAATGGAACGTAACATGAGTTATGATACGCCTTTATCAAGTACAACTAAACATGGAGTTGTAAAAATAGGTAGTGGATTAAGCGTTGTAGACGGCACTGTTAGTGCTTCCACAGGTTTATTAAACTATGGATTTTTTAGTAATGGTACACAAACTAATCCAGTTGCAAATGCTGTTAATCTAGGCACTTTTAGTGTAACAGGCCCAACTAGTGGAGTAAGTATAGTAGGCAACACTCAACTTACAGTAGTAAATCCAGGAGTTTACACAGCACTATTTACTACTACAATGGCTAAAACTAGCGGCGGTACTAGTTCTATGAGTATTTGGTTAAGATACAACGGAGTAGACATTCCAGGTTCTAGACAAGATTTAGAATTAATCAATACTTTATCAATAATATTTACCAGCGGCAATTTTACTTTAAATATGGCCGCTGGTAGTAATCTACAGTTTTGTTGGTCAAGCGCTGATACTACTGTTAATCTAAGTGCTTTACCTGCGGCAATTAATCCAACTAGACCTACAGGTAGCAGTTTAAAAGTTACATTAACAAGAATAAGTTAAAAAGGAAAAATTATGGCTTATCAATCCCCTATTACCTCGACCCTAAACTACGGCGTAGTTAAAGTTGGTGCAGGTATAGATGTTACAGATGGTGTAATATCAGTTTCAGAAGGTGTTATTAATACAGTATTGGTAGAAGATGCTGATACCCCTTATCTAGTTACGGCAACAGACTATTATATTGGTGTAATAGGTACAGTTGCAACAATTACTATTGACTTACCCGTAGGAGTAGACGGAAGAGAGTTAGTTATTAAATCGGAATTTGGCAATGTAAGTGACATACAAGTAACTCCACAAGGTGGAGAATTTGTTGACGGTAATGGAGCAGGTTATTTAATAACAGTAGTCCCAGACCTAAATCCTTCAATTACATTAGTATTCCGTAATGATACGTGGAACATAGTATAATAACATTTGTTAACGTATTGTAAATTAAGGAATTAAAATGGAAGAATTAAACAAAGCACTTAAATGTGCATTTGCTACTACTTATGCATTTTTAGTAAAAGCGGAAAACTTTCACTGGAATGTAACTGGCAGTGACTTTTTACAATATCACGAACTTTTTGGTAAAATATACGATGAAGTTGAAGATGAACTAGATGACTTTGCTGAAAAACTGCGAGCGCATAGTATTTACGTGCCTGCTAGTTTTACACAACTTAAAGACCACTCTACAATTACAGATACTTTAGAAGTATTACCAAAAAATGAAATGGTACGTACTTTATATATAGACAATATTAAAGTACATGAATGTTTGTTACTAGCTTATCAACTTGCCGAAGCTAATAAATATCCAGGATTAGGTGCGTTTTTAAGTGAACGCATTGATGCACACCATAAACATGGTTGGATGCTTTTTTCAAGTATGCAACCAACATGAAAAAAGCCCCTACAGAGCAATCTGTAGGGGCTTTTTTTTTATTTACGAAGTTTTAAAATATCATGTACAAGTAGTGTGCGTTCGTTCATAATACGATCTCGATGCTGACGACTCCATGAAAAGCCTCCGTCACCACCCCACAAATCCCAAGCAACACGACCTTTACTAGGAAAACCTTCTTCACCGCTGTTAAAACCAGTGGCTTGTTTATCTACTTCGTGGCGACTAAAAAATGAAAACATTCTAAGAACTGTAGACTCTGACAGTGGATCTCGGTCTTTGAGTTGATTTGCTCGTGCAAGCCCAACAAGCGTACCGCCAGGTTTGCCTTCTTCTTTCCATTTTAGTGCACGTTTGGCTGCACTAGCCATACCTTCTGTAGGTTTATACATTTCTGCCATAGTTAGTCTCGATAAGCTAAAATAATTTGTTTACACATTTTAGATCTAACAATATCGTCATCCATAAATCTAACGACTTCAATGTCTGGGATACAGTCTAGCCTGTGAATTGCGTCTGATAGTCCTGAATCAGGAATATCGCTTTGATCTACATCTCCTGATATAATCATTTTACAGTTTTTACCAATGCGTGATAAAAGCATTTTCATTTCTTCTTTAGTAGCATTTTGTGCTTCATCTAAAAGAACGATGCAATTATCAAAAGTTGCACCTCGCATAAAGCCTAGTGGTTTAGGCTCAATTGTTTTTGCTTTTAACGCGTACTCGTAAAATCCTTTTCCAAGGCTACGAGCAAACACATTGTCAAAAGGTTCTAGATAAGGAGCATATTTCTCCTCTAGTGTACCTGGTAAAAATCCTAGCCCACGTCCTGTTTCTACGTTGGGTCTAGTCAGAATTATTTTCTGAATACGTCTATGAAAGAGTTCTCCCGCAGCATAAGTTGCTGCTACATACGTCTTACCTGTTCCAGCACTTCCTACACCAAATACTATTTGATTAGATTGAATTGCTCTTAGATACTCTGCCTGTATAAAGTTTAGTGGTTTTACATCTGTAAATCCATACTCTACTGGGTTACGTTCCAATTGAATTACATTGTCGCGTCTTGCTCTTTTACCACTTGCCATAAACTTCCTTGTAAGGTTGATAAAATTGGTCTGCCTGGTTATATTATAGCAGACCTAGATATGCTTGTCAAATATAAATTTACTTCTTCTTGGCGTCTTCAACTTTAGTACCTTCCAATTTTTGGTGTACTTTGATAGTTTTGCACTCTTGTTGCGGCTTACCAGCTTTATCTAGCATAGGCTTACCTGCTTTGTCAGTTTTGTCTTTACAGACTTTTTTGGTTTCTGCTTCAGCAAATGCTGTTGTCAGTGCTAAACTAGTTACAAAGGCTAAGATAATTTTTTTCATTTAAATCTCCGGATGGGGTGGTTGTTGAGGAGCTGGCTTACCATTAATATAGATAATATTAGTGCCAGCACTGGTTCCGTTAAATCCTTGAGTTGTTGATAAACCTGGATTAAATGTTGGTTCTATTTTCACTGGATTAGCTTTAGCATAAGTATTTGAATTTTCTTGTGCTTGCTTGATCATATCACGTTTCATTTCCATTTCTTCTTTGCTACCGCCAGCTAACATAATTCCTGACAGTGTACCAGTTAAAAAGGTAGCAATTGGAATAATCATTTCAAAAAACTTTTGGTCAATTGGACTAATAGCGTTTAATGGCTGAGTAATAAAAATAATTGAGTATAGTACTACAAACACGATGCCTGTTAGTGTAAGCGCAAGACAGATGCCAATAAAGAATTTTAGGCGCGCCATGAGCTGATCTTCGGTATAGATAATTGTGTTACTTTCCACAGTTAACTCCTTGTGTTTGTTGAGGTGTGCAAGCACCCGTTGGTGCAATTGATTGATTAAATGTTTGAGTTTGTCCATCTTTGGGAGGTCCTAATCTTGGATCGCGCTGGCCTTTAAAAATGTGTTCTGGACAAGTTCGGGTAACGTCACATATTGGTACTTTACAAAAATCTTTGTCCCAGTTTGTGGGATCTTGGCAAGGGTAGCGGAAACTATCTTTTCCACAAAACGCCAAAGCCAGTGGTATTGATAGTAAAAGTATTGCCCACTTAAATAATTTTAAATCGTTGTGCATTTATAATCCAACTTTTCCTAATAATAAAGCAACGATTTTATTTGATAAATCGTCTGGTAAAAATTTTAAAAAGCCTAAAAACCAAAGTGCTATGCAACCATAAACAAATATTTTTAAGG